TCAAGCCCCATAGGCATCGCCCTCCGAAGCGCCAGCTATGGCGCGGCGCATTTGAGCCACAGAGGGCGCAGCAAGCAGCCGGAGCCCCCAGACACGCTCATAGCCCTCCACCTCATCGGCAGCCAGCGAAGCGGCGGAGAGGTCTCCGGCCAGAATAGCACGGTCATACCGGCGGTGAAGGAGCGAGAGCTCCCGGACGCGCTCATCTTTGCAGGCCGGGCAGAGCCCGGCGGTCAGCTCGACACAATTTGTTTCGGCCCCACAGGCCGCGCAGCGAAGATACCCAACCTTCACTCGTCACCACCTCCAAGAGGGTAATCCAAATAAATCACCCTGCCGACCCGATGGAAGCCTCGGGCTCGGCAGCTTTTTTGCTCTCATCGCCGGCGGGCTGCGAAGGAACCAGCCCGGCCCGGCGGTACATCTCGCCCAGAATATAGACCTGCTCCGGCCTCTTGAGGGCGTGGTAGGCGCTCAAGACCTCCTCGTCAGCCGGGGAGACGGAGTATTGCCGCTCCTCCCCGGTGAGGATGTAGTCGGTGGAAACGCTAAAGAACTCCGCGATGCCGGCGATGTACTCGGCCCCCGGATTTGTCCCCCGCGTTTTCCATGTGCTCACCGTGCGCGTCGAAACGCCGATGTGCATGGCGAGGTCTTTTTGGTCTCGGCCATCAGAGGCCAAGAGGGAGAAAACTCTCTCACAAATCGTCATTTTAGCTCCTCCAATCCGCAGACGAGGACGCCTGCTGAAAAAATTTTTGAAAAAATCCGAAAAAGGGCTTTACAAATCCTCAAATGCGGACTATAATTAAAGCACACCAAACGAAGAAGGCAACCAAAACCGCCCACCATACACGGGCCGCCAAGGCCCGCCGCATGAGAAAGGAGCCCACATGAACACCTACAAAATCACCTTCACCCGCGAGAACGGCACCGTCGGCTCGGACAACTTCACCGCTCCGAGCGAGGCGCAGGCCCGGAGAGACTTCAAGGAGGTCTACCGTCACGGGAACGGCACCATCACCAGCGTAGAGCTCGTGAGCAGCGATGCCCCCGCCACCAAGCGGCAGGAACGGGCCGCCCTCGAGAAAATCCGCAAAATCGTTGATGAGCTCGGCCCGGACAGCTACATCGCCACCGCCTTTGACGGATGCTTCAAGGATGCAGAGGCCAACATCGAAAACGACTGGGCCTTAAGCATGAAAGACCGCTGGCTGACCTCGGATAGAGAGCTCAACGACGCCAACGGCACCATCGAAGAACTCCGGGACAAGCTCGCGGAGAGCGAAAAGGACTACGAGGCAGCTCACGCCACAGCGCACCAAATCGCGGAGGAGAAGGACGCAGAAATAGCATCCCTCAAGAGCCGCCTCCTCGCAGATGACGACCTCGCAGACATTTCCCGCCTCCTCTCGAAAACGGTTGCTGACCTTGGGAAAGAGGTCAACGACGCAGCCGCCCGCATCGTCGAGGTGGCAGACCAGCCGGAAAGCGCAGCATTTAGGAACGCTGTCAAAGACCACCGAGCCGCCAAGGCGGACTTGAGCCACTGGACGGAAGTCTTGACGAGAGTAAACACCGCCAAGGGCCGGGCCTAATAACCCCGGCCCGCAGAAAGGAGAACACCATGAACGCGCTTTATATCGAAGGCCGCCGGAGCGGCTATTCCCCGGACGGCTGCGGCAAGACCCTCACCGTCGGCGAGCTCATCGAAATCCTCTCGGACTTCGACGAAGACCTCCCCGTCTATCTCCGCAACGACAACGGCTACACCTACGGGAACATCACCGAGCGCACCATCATCCCGTCGGAAGACCTTGAGGAGGGCGACGACGAATGAACACCATCTCTTTCGAGGTCAACAACCAGCGGAAGATGAAGCTGGTGCAGCGTCAGCACGACGGGGCGACGCTCCTCGTCATCGAAGACCAGCACGGCGACCATGAAAGCATCCCAGACGAAGAAGCCTTCATTAGCCCCGGAGACTTCGTCATGCTCATCAACTACTACCGCGCCTGCCGGCGCGAGGGCAAGCCCATCTTGTGAGGAGGTGAACACCGTGAGCGAAGAAATCATCCAAGACGGCCTCTTGTATCTGCTGGCCCGGTTCTACGGATTTGAGGACACCGTCCTCAACAAGGTAGCCATCTGCAAGACCCTCAAGGACGCAGGCATCAGCGACACCGACAAAGGCGTCCTCATTCAGATGGAGGACGGCTCCGAATTCCAGCTCATCATCAAGCAGACCGCCAAATACGACCCGGCCTACTACGAACGGCCAGACACACCCATCCATTGAACCATTTTACCACAGAAACACCAAACGCGCAAGGCGCACAAAGAAGGAAAGGAGGAAACCCCACAATGGCAGTACGGAAGAAGCCCAAGAACGACTTCGGCGTCGAGCTCATGGCCTTCTGTGCCACCTACGGCCTCACCTATCGGGATGTCGCAACCGGCGCAGACGTCAAGCGCAGCACCCTCATCGAGTGTACGACTGGCCGCTGCGCCGGGCATGAGCTCATCCCCAAGGTTCGCCAGTTCATGGCGGACTACGAGGCCCAGAAGGCCAGCAGCTAAAGAGAGGAGCGCACCCACGATGAGAAGCACCACAGCGAAATTTCTTTTCGTGGAGGACGTCATGCAAATCCTCGGCATCTCACAGTCGAAGGCCTACCAGATTATGCGGAAGATAAACCGCGAGCTCGAGGCGGAAGGCTATGAGACCATCGCCGGGAGAGTACCCCGCCGCCGGTTCTGTGAGAAATTTTACTGCGGCGATGAGCTCCTCGACCAACCTCCACGGCAGACCAAGGAAAGGAGAGAGCACAATGGAAAGACCAAGGCGACGCGCAAGGCGGCAGGCCAGTAAGCGCCTCGCACCCTTCTACCGCATGACCTTCCTCATCCTCATTGGGGCCATCGCGGCCCGGCTCATCATCCTCGGCATCGACGCCCTCGGGGCCCGCACCGGCCTCCCCGGCGGAGAGATTTTTATTCCCGTTTACATCATCATCGCCCCCTTGTTCGGTTGGCAGCTTCGCGGCTGGACGGCCATCGGGGGCCATCAGAGACGAAAGGAGACCAGACCATGCACAACTATTTCTGCGACCACTGCGGAGCGGCCCTCGACCCCGGAGAAATTTGCGACTGCAAGCAGCAGCCGGAGGAGAGCGAGCGGCGCATCGTGACCTATTCGGACTGGGAGGCCGCCGGGGACTTTAGCAAGGCGGCGCAGCCCGGAGACTACGTCGAGGAGCGCATCGTCGATGATATGCGCGACGTCCTTCCCCCTGCCAAGATGGAGCGAGGCTTCTTGCAGGTCGGCGAGCCGTACAGCCATGAATTTGACCCGGAGACCGGCCATTGGCGCGGCACCTTCCCAACCTTCGTCAAGGAGGGCCAGAACTGGAAGTACTGCGGCAACTGCTTCATCGACAAGACCACTCCGCCCCCGGCACCCATCCGTCGATAAAGGAGGGCAGTGAGATGAGCAAGACCCTCTATTTCGAGGGAGCTGGATGGAGCGGAGCAGACAGCAGCAAGGCCACCATCGGCAACTGCCGCATCCGCACCGCATTCCACCTCGACCTCGAGAAGAAACACCCACGATGCTCTTGCAGGGAGCCTCACGACGGGGCCGCAGCGGTCTACCTCGAAATCATCTGCGGCACTATCGGCAAGGAAAACAAGAAGCTCGGCCTCGAGCCTACCTACTACGGCTGGATTGACTACCTTCACTACGTCACCGACGACGACAGAAACGACGACTGCAACCGGCACATCCTCCCGTTCGAGCGTAGGGCCCGCATCGGCTACACCCTCGAGAGCATTTTGAAGTTTGTGAACGACCTCGGAGCCAGTTTCGACGCCGTTGCGGTTTGCCCGGACTTGGGCGGCTACCGCGTATTCCGGGACGGATATTCCCCAAAAGGCACAGAGCGCCTCAACTACGGCGATGAATTCCAATACGACCCGGATATGACGGCTCGCCGGGAAGCGGTTTATAGGCACGTCTATGAGCTCGAGAAAGCAGAGGGCTCGAGATACCCGAACTTCTCCCTCTGGGTAGACCAAGACGACCCCGGAATGCTTCACCTCCTCCGGCATTTCTCCGGCACGTTCAAGACGGCGCACAACACGCACTGGACAATCCGAACGGACACCGGCAGCACCGTCGAGGACTGGATGGCAACCGCCACCGTGACGCCCCTCGGGCGCTATGGCTGTTGAGGGCCCTCCCTCAAGCTCAACCCAATTATACCCCAGAAAGGAGGGAAACAGCGTGGCAACAACCGCAGCATCCGCTACCCAAAGTTACCTCCGCGATGCACGTTTGCAGGCCGGATATGCGTCACGAGACACGGCGGCCATCAAGCTCAACTACTCGCCCGAGACCATAGGGCGGCATGAGCGAGGCGACGTACCTGTCTCCCCGGACGACATCATCCGATATGCGGAGGGCTACCAGAGGCCCGACATCATGCTCCGCTACTGCGCGAGCTGCCCCGTCGGAAAGAAGACCGGCAAGCGGGCAGTAGACCGCGACCTTCCGTGGGCCGCCCTTCGCGTCAGCCAGAGGCTCCAGAAGGCAAAAGAAATCGCCGACAAGCTCGAAAGCATTGCCGACGACGGAATTGTAGACCACATGGAACGCGCAGACTTCGACACCGCACTCGCGTTTCTGCGCTCCCTCGAGGAGACTATTACCGATATGCTTCTCTGGGCGATGAGCCGAGAGACGGAAAAGAGCCGCCCCGCTGCAACGGAAACGGCCCTTGTGAAATGAAACTACGGTCAGTATAGCACGGCGAAAGCCGTGTGTCAAGGAAGGAGACCACCATGAACAACAACATCACTGGCACCATTGTCCAGCTCAATGAATATCCCCCGGACAAGTTCAACGTCCTCATCCCAGTCACCACCATGCAGGTCATGAGCAACCTGCAGCGCATCATCGTGAACAAGGTTCAGCTCGACGTGGCAGACCCGGAGAACAGCAAGGACATCTACCGAGAAAAGAGCAGCGGCAAGTACGCCATCACCAAGGTCGGCGGCATGAAGCTGGCCGCAGCGGCCAACATCAGCATCGTCGAGACCGAGAGCGGCATGACGGACGGCTGCAAGAGGTGCGTAGACATGGCCCGCGCCGTCGGGAAGCCCAAAGCCTGCGGCACCTGCCCGGCCCGCTACGACGTTGCCGTCACCGTTACCATCCGCGTCCCGGAGCCTTCCGGCGGCTTCCGCCTCATGAAGGCGACGAAGGAAATCGACTGTGCAGCCGAAAAGGAGAGCATGACGGAGGCCCAATACAAGCGGTTCCTCCCACATCGGACGGCGATGGCAGAAAGCAAGGCATTCATGCGGGCACTCCGCGCAGCCCTCGGCCTCGCGGCGACCTACTCCCTCCCGGAGCTTCGCAAACCCTTCATCATCGCGCACGTCGTCCCCAACCTCGACGCCCCGGAAATCAAGGAGGCCGTCGCCTCCAACTACTTGCAGTCGATGGGGATGCTGTTCGAGGGAGCGGGAGCACCGAGAGCAGCCCTCCCGGCGGCCCAGACGACGGCAGAAGTCATCCCGGACGACGGAGCCGACGGCGGCTACGAGGCCGGAGGTATGCCGGAGGAGCCGGACGACGCCCCGGACTTCGATGACCCGGACGCCATCTTCTGCGACGACTGCGGAGAGCAAATCGTCGAGACCAGAGCAAAGGACGGACGCATCTGGACGCCCGAGAACATCAAAGGGTACAGCGAGCGCAAGTTCGGACGCTGCCTCTGCACCCGCTGCCAGAAGGCGGAGAAGGCCGCGAGAGGAGGCCGATAAGCATGACGGAGCAGCACATCGCCGTATGCGAGGCGCTCGACTGGCGCGTCCACGATGACCCGGAGGAAGACTATGTGGAGCTCGAAAAGTATTCACCCGCCGGAGAAGACTTCATCTTCGGCGTTCAGAAGGGGAATTTCGTCAAGAACGTCCGTGAGTACGCCGACGGCTTCGACGTAGATGAGCACGTTGAGCTCTGGATTGAGGGGCGCGGGAAGAACGGTGTCCCGGCCACGGCCCGCGAGCTCGTCGAGGACGCCGAGGCCATCAGAGATATGCTCAATGAGCTCGCCGTGGCCCTCACCGTCGCCTCCGAAAAGAAGGGAGCCCCGTCATGAAGTACGAACGCCTCACCCAAGCACAGAAAGACCGCCATCCGTCTATCCACCACACCGGCAGCGTCCGGGGAATGAAAAAACTTGGATTTTGGAGGAAGAAAGACCGCTGCGTCAGATGCGGCCAGTATATCTACAACCTCTCTATGACCATTCGCTAAAGGGGGATTTACATGAAGATTTTGCACACCGCCGACATCCACCTCGGAGACCTTACGGGGCCGGTTCGGGACGGTAAAAACGCCCGCAGACAGGACACCATCGCCTGCATGAAGTACATCGCGCAGCGGGCCGCGACGGAGACGCCGAACGTCACCATCATCGCCGGAGACCTGTTCAACCGCTCCCGCGTCTGGGCCGACACCGCCCTCGACGACGTGAACGACGCCATCACCGAATTCATCCGACCTCTGTGCCGCAGCAGCGAGCACGTCGTCCTGCTGTTCGGCACCGAGAACCACGACAATCCCCGCGCCTTCGAGACTGTGCGGGAAATCACCAAGGACGAAAAGAACCTCCACATCTACACCGCGCCGGGCGTCGAGAAACTCACCACCAGCGCCGGGCCGGTTCAGATTTTGGCCCTCCCCGGCTTCGACAAAGGCCGCCTGCGGCTGTTCTGCCCCGGAGCGGACAAGGAGACCGAGAACCGCAACGCTACCGCGCTCATCAACGACGTTCTGCTCGGGCTTTCTACGGAGCTCGACAAGAGCATCCCGAGCATCCTCGTGGCCCATTACACCGTCGCCGGCAGCGAGGCCGACAACGGCAGCACCTTCCTCGCGGGGCAGGACGTTGTCATACTCCCTTCGACCATCGACAGCACCGGCGTAGACCTCGCCTGTTTCGGGCATATCCACCGCCCGCAGAAACTCCCGTGCAATACCCCGGCCTATTACTGCGGCAGCCCCAATCAGCTCAACTTCAACGACGAAGGTGTCAAGCACGGCTTCTGGCTCCATCGGATTTACACCTCCCCCGTCGGAGAACCCGGCACCGCAGTTGAGACAAAGTTCGACCAGACGCCGGAGCGTCAGCACTACACCTACCGCATGGGGCCGGAGGACGTCACCGCCTTCACGGCCAGCGGAGAACTCCCGGAAGCGCCGGAGCCGCTCAAGGACGCCATCGTCCGCGTCCGCTACAACTGCACCGCAGAGCAGGAAAAGGCCCTCAACAAAGCCGACCTGCAAAAGAAACTGCTGGCGGCGGGCGCGTTCTATGTCGCAGAGGTGCTCCCGGAGGACGTCGAAGACGTCGCCGGCGAAAGCGAGGTCACGGAGCACGAAGGCCCCACAGAGGCCCTCGAACGCTACCTCAAGAAGCTCGAGGTCACGCCGGAGGAGGCGGCCCGGCTCATGGAGCTCGCTGCCCCGCTCATCAAGAAGGCAGACGACGGCAGGGACGCCGACAAGCGCACCGGCAACTTCGCCCCCATCTCCATCGAGGTCAAGAACTACCGCAGCTACACCGAGGCGGAATTCGACTTTTCGGACGTTCACATGGCTATGGTGAACGGGCAGAACGGCGTCGGAAAGAGCAGCCTCTTTATGGATGCCATCGCCGACTGCCTCTATGAGCAGACCCGAAAGGAAGACATCGGCGGCTGGGTGCGGGACGGCACCAAGAGTGGGGCCATCACCTTCACCTTCGGCATGGGGGCGGAGACCTATCGCGTCATCCGCACCAGAACCAAGAGCGGGCGCGGCACACTCGCCATCCACCGGCGCAACCCCGAGACCGGCGAATGGCTGGACCAAAGCGACACCACCATGAAGCTGACGCAGGCCCGCATCGAGCGCGTCCTCGGAATGGACTGCAACACCTTCTGCTCCGTGGCGCTCATCCGGCAGGACGCCTACGGCCTATTCCTCGAGGCCAGCAGCGACAGGCGCATGGAAGTTCTCTCGGCCCTCCTCGGGCTGGACATCTATGGCCGGCTCGAAGACCTTGCCAAGGACGGGGCCAGCGAGCAGCGCCGGAAGATTGCCGCTACCCGCGAGCGCCTCTCCATCCTCGAGGAGCAAATCGCCGCGAAGGCAGAGCTCGAAGCTGAGCTCGGGCAGTACGACGACAAAATCTCCGCCGCACAGAAAGAGGCAGAGACCCTCGAGACGGCCATCGCCGCCGCGCAGCGCAGCGAGGCCATGCGAGAGGAACTCACCAAGCAGGCGGAGGCCAAGGAGCAAGAAGCATCGGCCACGGGGGCCGACATTACCGACAAGGGCAACCGGCTCGCCGCAGTAAAGGCGCAGCTCTCCAACGCAGAGACGCTCGCCGCAGCCGCTCCGGCAGCAGAGGAAGCGGCAGCAGCCGTCGAGCAGGCCCGCGCCGTCATCGAGGCGGCGGCCCCGGATGAGGAGAAGATGAGGGCCTGCATCCAGAGCATCGCCGACAAGGAGAAAACCCTCATCACCGCAGACCGCGCCATCCAAAGCGCCCGGCAGACCATCGCCGAGGCAGAGGCCATCATCGCCAAGGGCGAGGACATCCGGCAGGCACAGGGAGCCATCGAGGCCCTCGGCACCCGGAGGGCGGACGCAGAGGCCCGGCTCCGCAGCTTCCAGCAGGCCCACAAAGCCGTGCTCGAGGCAAAGGCGGCCAGAGACGCCCAGCTCGCAGAGGTCAAGGCGGAAATCTCCCGCCGGGAGGAGCGCATCGCCTACTACGCCAAACGGGCGGCCCTGCTCGAAGACAGCGGATGCCCGGCCCCGGAGAACGCGACCTGCAATTTCCTCAAAGACGCCGTTGCGGCAAAGGACAGCCTCGAAACGCTCCGGGAGGGGCTCAACGGGTACCGCGCTTCGGCAAAGACCGAGTACGAGCGGCTCACCGCCGCCTTCCAGCAGGCGAAGGCCGCATATACGGCCATTGGAGACCCGGCAGCGGAGCTCGAGGAGATTGCGGCGGAGGAAGCCGGGCACCTGCAGCTCGCCGGCCTCGCTCCAAAGCTGGCGGCAGCGGAAACGCTCGTCGAGGAGCTCGCCAAAACCATCGAGGCCGAGGAGACCCGCATCCGCGAGACCACGAAGGCCATCGAGGAGGCAAACGCAGCCCTCCCGCAGTACCGCGAAGCCCACACTCGCGCAGAGGACGCCAGAGCGTCCTTAAACGCGAAGAAGGCGCTGGCCGACACTTTACCCCAGTGTAGGGCGGCATCGGCCACAGCGGACGCCCTGCGTCCGCAGGTGTCCTCTCTCGAGGCAGACATCGAGCAGCTCAAGCAGAAACAGGCGACGGCCACCGTCGAGGCAGCGGCCATCCGCAGCAAGATACCGGCAGAAACGGGCGGCAGCACACTGGTGGCCCTTACGGCCCGCCGCAGGGAGCTCACGGAAACCGTCAACGCCCTCTCGGCCAGCAAGGGCGGCACCAGAACGAAGCTCGACGCCATCGCCGAGGCAGAGGAGCAGGCCGGGGAGTACCGCAAGGACATCACGGCCATCGCCAGAGCCCTCAACGACTACCAGACGCTCGTGCAGGCGTTCGGGCTCGACGGCATCCAGTACATGATAATTCGAGGCGTCGTCCCCGAGATTATGCACCGGGCAAACGACATCCTCGCGGCCATGACGGGCGGGCGCATGGCGGTTGACATCCGCACCGAGAAGGAGCAAAAGAGCACCCAGAAAATCGTGAACAGCCTCGAGGTGTGGATAAACAGCATCACCGGCGGCAGCAGGCCCTACCAGAGCCACAGCGGCGGCGAGAAGGTCAAAATCGCGCTGGCCGTCACGCTCGGCCTCGCAGACGTCAAGGCCCGCCGGGCAGGCGTACAGCTCGGGATGCTGTTCATCGACGAGCCGCCCTTCCTCGACGCCGACGGCACCGAGGCATACGCGGACGCCCTCGCCAATATGGCAGCCCGGAACCCCGGAATGAGAATTCTCGCAATCAGCCACGACCCCACCATGAAGGCGCGGTTCCCGCAGAACATCATCGTGCAGGGCGGAGAGAACGGCAGCAGCGTGTCTATGGAATGAGGGGAGGCCCGCCTCCCCCTTCCTCCAAAGGAGGTGAACCCAAGTGCCGGATGAAGCACGCGAAGGCTTCATGTTCTTCCGCAGCTACTACGAAGGGGCGAAAGAGCTGGACGACGAACAGCGCCTCGCCTTCTACGACGCGCTCATAGAGTACGCGCTCAACGACACGGAGCCCACCATCTCCGGCGTCCCAAAGAGCTGCTTCGCCTTTGTTAAGCCTGTGCTTGACAGGAGCAAGGCGAGAGCGGAAGCAGGCCGCAAGGGAGGCAAAAGCAAGCGCGAAGCAAACAGCAAGCAAAACGGAAGCAACTCGAAGCAACCCGGAAGCAAACCAGAAGCCATAAAGGATAAAGGAAGGGATAAAGGATTAGGAAAGGACAAGCAAGAGGATGAGGAGGATAACCCCCCTTACCCCCCTTCGGGGGATGATGTGGGCCAGCCACCCGAATCGCCCGGCGTAGACCCGGATTTTAGCGAGGAGGAGCCGCCCAGACCCCGCAGGCGTAAACCGTCCACCCTGTCCAAGACCCAAGAGGCCCGCTTCAATCGCTTCTGGGCTATATACCCCCGGAAGGTCAGCATCGGCGACGCCGAAAAGGCATGGGCGAAGATAGAGCCGAGTGAGGAGCTCACAGACACTATCGTCGCCGCCGTCGAGACGGCCAAGCGGTGTGACACCCGCTTCCGGGAAACCAGATACACCCCGCACCCTGCGTCATGGCTGAATAGCAAGTCGTGGGAGAACCAGTACGACGGGCCGGAGGACTATCCTCCCCCGCCGCCCCCACGGGGGCCCGGCGGCAGGCCGGACACCCTCGGCGTCCTTGAGGCCATGCTCGGCGAAGAAGGAGGCGACGGATATTGACGCGGGAGGAGACCATCAAGGTCATCGGAATTATCACGACGGCCTACCCAAACTTCGACAAGTTCCGGGACGAAAAGCACATCCGCTCGATGGTAGCCATCTGGGCCGATATGTTTTCCGAGGACGACGCCGGGCTCGTTGCCCTTGCGGTCAAGGAGCACATCAGCACGTCGAAGTGGCCGCCGTCCATCGCGGAGATACGCGAGATTATGACGCGCATCGCCCACCCGGACATCATACCGCCGGACGAAGCGTGGGAGGTCGTCTCCAAGTACCTCGACACCGAGGGAGAGTACAACCACGGGGACATCTACCGGGCCCTCCCGAGGACTATTGCCGAGGCGGTGGACAGCATCGGATACGGGCAGCTTTACGCCATGCACATCGCATACGCACGGGGCCACGCCGCAAAGGCGGGCCTCGACAGGGTGGCATTTATGCAGGCATACGAAGACAAGGTCGAGCGGCAGCGCCGGAAGGCGATGCTACCCGGAAGCCTCCGCCAGAAAATCGAGGCGGTCAGCGCCGGGCTCGACGACGGAACCCGCAGCCTCATCGAGGGAGTGAACCGGCGGTACGAGGAGCGGCAGGCTCTTTACCGGCGACTTGCGGAGCCCAGAGACCTCCTCGCCCTGGTCGGCGGAGAGGACGCGGAAGCGAAGCTCCTCGAGGAGCGAGAAAGAAGGGCTCTTGAGGCCCGCTACGAAAGGGATGATTACGAATGAGCAAGGTGAAGGACGCGGTCACACTGGCTATGCTGCTGGTGGCGATTGTGTTTTCGGCAGGATTGCTCACCCTGCCAGAGTACTCCTCTGCGGGCCTTGACGTCTCCGGGCTGTCCTCTGCCGCCCCGGAGGGGGAAACATACCGCCCCAACGTCACAAGCCCTCCTGTGTCCTCTGTGGCGCCTCCTGCGGTCACGCCGGAGCCCCTCTACACCGAGAGGGACGTCGAAATGCTGGCGAAGACCATCTTGGCGGAGGCCAGAGGTGTCCCCAGCGACGCAGAGAAAGCAGCCGTCGCATGGTGCGCCCTCAACCGGCTGGACGCTGGTACATACGGGGAGACCCTCGCGGAGGTGCTCACTACGCCGTGGCAGTTTGCCTACTACGAGAGCTCGCCGGTCACGCCGGAGCTCGAGGCGCTCGCCAGAGACGTCCTCGAGAGGTGGCAGGCAGAGCAGCGCGGCGCAGAAGGTGTCGGGAGAACCCTCCCGGAGGACTACTTCTTCTTCGAGGGGGACGGCCTTCGGAACCATTTCCGCAAGACCTACGAGAAAACCGGGGCGACGTGGGATTGGAGCCTACCAGACCCCTACGGGGAGGCGGCTGTATGAGCAAGACTACCCCGAGAATGTGCAAAATCTTCAACTGCGACAGGCGGCACGGGAATTTCTGCTGCGCCGACTGCGGCTACAAGCGGAACGGTAACTGCAAGAACCCCTGCCTCAACGGGCCAGAGCGGTGCAACTGCGTCGCCGAGCCGGAAACCAAGAAACCAAAAACGGGAGGTAACACGAAATGAAAGCGAAGCTCAAAACCCTCAAACGCGGGCAGACCTTCTACGGCGCGGGCATCCAGTGGCTCGTGCTGGGTCACACCAACAGCAGCCAAGGGCTACCCATCGTCACACACATCGTTTCCACCGGCATCGTCGAGCGCCGGGCCTTCGATGAGAAGAACCGCAACGACCTCGGCGTCAGCACCCTGCTCGCCTACCTCAACGGGGAATTCCTCGAGAGGCTCGAGGACGCCTTCGGAGAAGGGGCCGTCGCGGAACAGTTCATCGACCTCACCAGCAACGACGGCCTCAAGGACTACGGGAACGTCAAGGCGAAGGTGGGCCTGCTCACCGAGGAGGAATACCGGCAGCACCGCGACATCCTCCCGCCCCTCGGCGACGAAGGATGGTGGTGGCTGGCGACGCCGTACTCCACCGAGCGGGCAGGCTACCCATCTCTCGTCCGCCGCGTGTACTCGGACGGGGCGCTCGGCGACAACTACGCGTACTACGGCCTCAGCGGCGTCCGCCCGGCTTTGTATCTGAAATCCGACATCTCGGTATCTCTGGACGGGGACGACGAAAGCACCATTGAGGTGAGCGAGGAGGAGCTCTATAAGGCGGCGGTGCAGAAGTTCGGCGAGCGGGCCCAAATCCTCGTCGCCATCGAGGAGATGAGCGAGCTCACCAAGGCCCTCCTCAAGTACATCCGGCACGAAGACTTTAACCAAGGGGACTACGACGACATTGTCGAGAGCATCGCGGAGGAGCGGGCCGACGTGTCCATCATGCTCAACCAGCTCGCCGTCATCTTCGGCAAAAACGAAGACGCGGAGACGGAGAAGCTCGAACACCTTGCGGACATCGTCAAGGACGCCTTATGAACAGGCGAATTTTGAAGAAGCGGGCAAAACGGTTCATGGACAGCTTCACCCGCGAGAAAATACCCGCAGCCTTTACCTCCGAGGAGGAACGCCGCCAGTACGTCAGCGCCTTTGCCCGGCAGTACGTCGGGCAGGCGGCGCACTTCCCGGAAACAGCGAAGGAGGCCCAGCATGAACATCCACAAGACGAAAATTGAGTGGTGCAGCCACACATGGAACCCCGTCACCGGCTGCCGGCACGATTGCCCCTACTGCTACGCCCGGCGCATCGCAACGCGGTTTGGCCCCAAGATTGACGAATTCCCGGATGAGAGCGGCATCACGGCGTTTGTCAACGAAGGCGTGGACTGCTACGTCGTCGAGAAGCCCACGGAGCTCAAGGACTGGCAGGGAAACTACCGGCGCTCGACGCCTTACCCCAAGAACTTCGCCCCCACGCTCCACAAGTACACACTCACATACCCGGAGAAGCGCCTCACCCCCGCCACCATCTTCGTCGGCAGCATGGCAGACCTGTTCGGGCGCTGGGTGCCGGACGACTGGATAGAGCAGGTCTTTGACGCTTGCCGCCGGGCCCCGAGGCACACCTACCTGTTCCTCACCAAGAACCCGCAGCGGTATTGCGACCTCGCCAGCGCCGGGAAACTCCCCACGGAGCCGAACTTCTGGTACGGAACCACCATCACCGGCCCGGATATGCCTTTTTTCTTCTGGGACAAGGCAAACACCTTCGTGAGCGTCGAGCCCCTTTTGGAGCCATTCGACACCGAGGCCACCGGCGGCGAAAACCCCTTCGAGCGCGTCGGATGGGTAATCATCGGGGCCATGACGGGTCCCGGAAGCAGGAAGCAGCAGCCAAAGCGGGAATGGGTAAAGGCCATCGTCAACAAGGCCCGCGGGGCGGGCACGGCGGTCTTCATGAAGGACAGCCTCAAGCCTATCTGGGGCGACGACATCCTCCGGGAGCACCCGCCCGGCATGATAGGAGGCGACAACAGTGGATGAGCGAAGGAAAATCGACTGTGTTTCAGCCGCAGACCGCGATACCCTCGTCATGATACTTGCCCGGAACGGCTACGCCGTCCGGCAGGCCAAGGAGAAGCGCGGAACCTCCAAAAGCTACACCTACTTCGTCGAATACTGGAAGGAAGGAGGAAAGCCGCTGTGAGGAAAGGAACCAAGCGCATCACCGTCGTCGTGACGGCCCAGAGCTACTACCACCTGCGCCACCTCGCGGATATGGCCGGCTACAACAGCATCGGGCGCGTCATCGACAAGCTCGTGCGGGAGCACCAGCTCGCCATGCGGGGCGGCTACACAACGGAGAAGCCAAACGAAGGAGAAAGACCATGCAGAGAACGCACAGACCGACATCCCACAAAAAAGACCCGATGAAGCAGTACCAAGGGGCTGTGAGCCGGGCGCAGGGCAAGCACTTCGAGGAGTACATCGACCTCTCCCTCCGCTACTACGAGCAGCGGGGCGAGGCCGTAGTCGAGAAGACGCCAGAGCCCATGCGGCCCACCAAAGACCTCGGCAACGGGAAATTCATCGCGTACTACGAGAAGGCCGCGCAGCCGGATTACAAGGGCACCCTCAAGGGAGGCAGGGCCGTCGTCTTCGAGGCCAAGTACACGCACTCGGCCCAGATGGAGCAGAGCCGCGTCACCCGAGAACAGGCCGCCCGGCTGGACGACCACCTCGCCGCCGGGGCCATGTGCTTCGTCGTCGCCGGCTTCGGCAACGGAGATGTCTTCCGCATCCCTTGGGAGGTCTGGCGCGACATGAAGGCGCACTTCGGGCACAAGTACGCCACCCCAGAGGAGCTTGAGGCCTACAAGGTGCCTCTGGGCCGGAACGGCGTTCTGCTGCTGCTCGACTAAATGCGTATGGACATCTCAGAAATCTCGCTCAAGGAGGCCAACACTTACGTCGAAAAACACCACAGGCATCACGGCAGGGTAGTCGGCCACAAATGGAGCCTCGCAGCTTACAAAGATGGACGCCTTTGCGGAGTAGCAATCGTCGGAAGGCCGACTGGACGCTATTTAGACGACGGCCACACACTCGAGGTGACGCGCTTATGCACAGACGGAACGCGGAACGCCTGCTCGGCCCTATACTCCGCCTGCGCCCGCAGAGCCAAGCGCGAAGGATATGAGAAAATCATCACCTTCATCCTCCAAAGCGAGCCCGGAACCAGCCTCAAGGCCGCAGGATGGACGCTTGAGGCAAAAAAGGCAGGAAAGCCAAGGTGGAACAAGGAGCGTTATGCCTCCAAACCCGTTCAACTCACATTGTTTTCCCGCAAAACGCCACCTGCTGAATACAAGCAGAGGTGGAGCAGAGCCCTCAACACAGAAAGGAGAAAAGCATGAAGCAGTACATCGGAACGAAACTCATTGAGGCGGAGCCCGCCTACCGGGCGCAGAAAGGAAACGGGAACTTCACCATCACCGATGACCCGGCGAAGGTGTTCCCGAATTATCCAGACGTGGAGGATGGCTACCGCGTCCGCTACCCCGACGGATACGAGAGCTGGAGCCCGAAGGAGACATTTGAGAAGGCGTACCTCCCCCTCTCCACAAACGGAGACCTCAAAACAGACAACCCGAGCATCAGCGCAGAGATGGTGGACAATTTCATTCTCGAGACGTGGACACAGACCGCAGGGGACAAAACGACCATCGTTCGGGCGCTGCTCCGAAACGGATTTGAGATTGTTGAGGCGTCTTCCTGCGTAAGCCCGGAGAACTACGACGAAGCTATGGGCCGGGAAATCTGCATCAAGAAAATCAAGGACAAAGTTTGGATGCTCCTCGGCTTCCTTCTTCAAACGGCGGTGAACGGTGTCAAATGAGACCAATTTCCGAAATCAAGGCCAACTACCGGCTCCGCATCGTCAGCAGCGGAGAGGACGGCTTCGCGGCCTATATCAACCACCCATGCTACAAGCCCACGGCCATCGCCGTCATCGCCTCATGGGGAGGCGGCTGGGAGCACGTCAGCGTCAGTCTCGCCCGCCGGTGCCCCACATGGGAGGAGATGTGCATGGTGAAGGACATCTTCTGGGGAGAGGAGGAGTGCGTCGTCCAGTTCCACCCGCCCCGCAGCGAGTACGTCAACAGGCACCCGTACTGCCTCCACCTTTGGAAGAAAATCGGCGAGGAGTATGAGACCCCGCCGAAAGAATACGTCGGATGAAAGGAGACCAAGACCATGAAGAAAAAGCGCGGAATTTTCGCAGGGCGGCAGCAGACGCCGCCCGCCATCCCGCCCACCCAAATCAGCGACGCGAAGCTGCTGGCCGACCTCGACGTCGAAATCGCAGCGGCAGAGCGGGCCGCCAATCCCCCGGAGGGCTCCACGGCGGTCATCAATGCCCTGTCCCCCGGCCTCGCAGCCATGATGCCGACGGCCACGAAGCAGGCCCGGAAGAAGCTCCTCACCCTGCAGCAGGTCAGAAAGCGCCTCGCCGAGCTCATCGAGAAGGAGTACCAGCATGAATAGAGTGATCCTCATCGGGAACCTCACCCGAGACCCCGAGCGGCGCACCACCCGCAGCGGCGTGACGACTTGCAGCTTCACACTCGCTGTCGAGCGCGACCACAAGGACAAGGACGGCAACCGCGTCACCGACTACATCACGGTCATCGCGTGGAGGAACACCGCAGACCTGTGTTGCCGCTACCTCACCAAGGGACGGCAGGCGGCGGTCATCGGGAGCTGGCACAACCGCAGCTACGAGGACAAGGATGGGAACAAGCGCACGGTATCCGAGTGCATCGCGGACGACGTGCAATTCCTCGGGGGCCCGCGCCGGGACAACGCCCCCGGAGGGTATGACGACGACTACCCCTTCCCGGACGAAGAATAACAGCAGGCCGCCTCTTTGAGAGGGGCCACCCCATACGAAAAGGAGGCGGTCAACATGGGGAAGAACAACTGGCCGGACTTTGACGCCATCATCCAGAAGGCTGTGAACGCAGGCCGGGCACAGGGCATGAGCATCGCAAAGGACGCCTACAAGGCCACCGAGCGCAGGCTCTATGCCCTGCCCGTCCTGCGCCAGAAGGTCGAGGATGACAAGGAGAAGCTCGAGCAAATCAAAACCTACGGGGCCCCGGAGCGGAGCAAGAGCATCGTGCGGTTCAGCCGCACCGGCTACCGGCTCACCCCGGAGGAGATGCTCGAGGCCATCATCAAAGACCTCGAGGCCACCATAGCGGCGGATGAGTACGAGATAGAGACGCTCGAGAAGGCGCTCGCCCACATCGAGGACGACCCCTTCTACCCCGCCGTCGAGGCCAAGTACATCGACGGGCTCGAGGACGACGACATCGCCGCAGACCTCAAATGCGGCAACACGCAGCTCTGGAAGCAGCGCGGAAGGCTGGTGCGGGCCGTCGCGGTTCTCCTCTACGGCTCGCAGGCGTCAATGTGAATTTCAGCCGCGAATTTGCGAACCTTGCGTGTGAATTTTGCCTGTGCTATAATACCTACAATGCGAAATTGCGGATAGCCGCAGCAGCAAAGGGCACCAAGGCCGTCTCGGGAAACCGGGGCGGCCTTTTTTCATGCCAGAAAGGAGGAAAGCGGCGTGAACATCAAGCGCATCAAGCTCGCAGACGTGAAACCGGCGGCCTACAACCCAAGGCGGCAGCTCAAGCCCGGCGAAAAGGAATACGAGGCGCTCAAGGCATCTATCAGCCGGTGGAGCCTCGTGGAGCCGCTCGTCGTGAACCTTCGGACGGGCAACCTCGTCGGCGGGCACCAGAGGTACAACGTCCTGCTCGACCTCGGCCACACGGAGGCGGAGGCGGCAGTCGTAGACCTCGACGAAAAGCAGGAAAAGCTGCTCAACGTCGCACTGAACCGCATCGAAGGTCAGTGGGACTACGAAAAGCTGCAAGACCTGTTCGAGGAATTCAGCGCAGAGGACATCTTCGCAACCGGCTACTCCGACGGGGAGCTCAAGACCCTTTTCGGAGGCGAGGACGAAGGCCCCACAGACCTCTACCAAGATGACCCGGAGCCGGAGGAAGACGACAGCGGCGACGACACCGAGGAGGACGACGGGGAATTCAGCATCTACCTCTCCTTCCCGACCCGGCAGGCCGCAGAGGAATGGCTCGAGGGCGAGGGCATCGAGAGGGGCTTCCCGAGGGGAGGCAGGAACCTCGTGATACACATGGAGGGCGACAGCTATGAAGATACAAGAAATTGAATTCTCGCGGCTGATACCCGCCGATTACAACCCCCGCGTCGCCCTCACCCCGGATATGCCGGAATTCGAGAGGCTCAAGAACAGTATAGAGACGTTCGGGAACGTCGAGCCCATCGTCTGGAATGAGCGCACCGGCCACATCGTAGGCGGCCACCAGCGCCTCGCCGTGCTGCAGCACCTCGGCTACACCGGCGCAGAGGTCAGCGTGGTAGACCTTGACGAGAAGGAAGAAAAGCTCCTCAACGTGGCCCTCAACAAAATCAAGGGCCAGTGGGACTATTCCCGGCTGGAAGAAATCTTCCAAGAGTACGAGCTCGAGGAGGCGAAGGTCACGGGCTTCACCGGGCAGGAAATCGCCCTCATCCTCGCCAAGAACGACGACGTCGAAGACCCGGCAGCATGGCAGGACGATGAGGAGGACGAAGAAGACGAAGACCCGGACTTCCTCGGGGCCTCGTGGGTAGTGACGCTCACTTTCCGCAGCAGCCGGGACGCCCAGAGGTGGATAGACCGCATGGGCTACGACGCCACCGCCAAGGCCGGGAAGAAAACCACCGTCATCAGAATGGAGGAGTGAGGCATGGACTTTTATGTGGGAATTGCGAGCTACAAGAGGCCGGAAGCCTCCCGGACGCTCGATTACCTCGATAGCCTCGGCTTCCCCAAGGAGCGGCGCATCTTGAGCGTCCAGACGGAGGAAGACCGGGACGCATATACGCGCAGCGGCCTAAGTGAGCGCGTCGGCACCTTCTTGTACCGGGAGGCCAGCACCGCAGCCGGGAACAGAAACACCATCCTCTTGAACGTTCCGGAGGGTACCAACGTCGTCTTCATGGACGACGACATCAAGCAGGTCGTCATGGAAGACCTCGGGCTCGTTCCGCTGGACACCCTCGAGAAGTTTGAGCGGATGTGCAAGCTCGGCTTTGCGACGGCCCAGAAGAACCGCACCATCTGTTTCGGCCTCTACCCCGTCGCCAACGCCTATTTCATGCGGGGCGGCTACAAGAAGGCGGCCATCTGCGTCGGAACCCTCATCGGCATGGTGGCGACGCCGGGCATCACCTTCTGCGAGGAGCTCCAGACGAAAGAGGACTATGAGCTGTGCTGCCGCATCATCCGAAAATACGGGGCCTGCATACGGTTAGACCGTTTCGCCTGCGACGCGCTGCACTACTCCAAGGGAGGATGCGAAGACGCATGGAAGGACAAGAGCGGCGTCATCCGCGTGGCGGAGCTGCTCGTCGCCAAGTACCCGGACATCCTTAAGCTGAACCCCAAGCGCCCCGGCGAGGTGCTCATGGTAAAGCGCGGAAAGAGGTGAGGCAGATGGAAAAGCTCAAGCAGAACTATACGAGCCCCCGGTGGAGCATGGAAATCCCGGACTGCTCCATGCCGATGAGCATGGACACATACAGCCGGTGTTCCTATAACTGCCTCTACTGCTTCTCGTTCTTTCAGAAAAGCCACACCACCAAAGGCTACCTCACCGGCCAGCCGCGCAGCGTGAACCCGGAGAAGGTCATCGCCCTGTTTGAGAATGCGGCGGTCAACAACACCGCAGCGGCGAACAAGACGGACGTGCAATTCTTCAAGTACATCCAAGACCGGCGCATCATGCAGTGGGGCGGCCTCGCGGACGAATTCGACGAATACGAGCGCCGGAACGGCGTCACCCTCGAGCTCCTCCGCTACTTTGACAAAATCGACTACCCGCTGTCCTTCTCAACGAAGGCGGCGTGGTGGACGGAGGACAGCCGCTACATGGAGCTTTTCGCCCGGCACACGCACAACTGGCACGTCAAAATCAGTATCATCACCGCAGACCCGGAGAAGGCACGGAAGATTGAGCGCGGCGTCCCGTCGCCGCAAGAGCGGCTCGCAGCCATCAAGAGGCTCGCCGACATCGGCATCCACGTCACGCTCCGGCTCCGGCCTTTCATCATCGGATGCAGCGAGGACTACCCAACGCTCATCCGGGCGGCGAAGGAGGCGGGCGCGGACAGCGTTACCACCGAATTCTTCTGCATGGAGAGCCGGGCCGACGACAGGCTCAAGGCAAGATACTCGGCGATGAGTGAGGTGCTCGGGTACGACATCCATCAATTCTACATGGAGAACAGCAAGCAGCAGGGCTACAAGAGGCTGAACCGGGCCATCAAGGCCCCCATCATCCACAGGATGCGGGAGCTCACGCACAGCCTCGGGATGCGCTTCCACGTTTCCGACGCTTTTTGCCGGGAATGCAACGACGCCTGCAACTGCTGCGGCGTCCCGCCGGAATGGGGCGTCAGCCAGACCGGCAATATCGGGAACGCCATCATCATCGCCCGCGAGAAGGGCTTTGTCACCTTCTCCGACGTGATGGAGAGCATCAACAAGTATTTCGACTTCCCTTGGGTGGGGGCCTGCGGTTACAACACCGGCAGCAACAAGGCCCGCGCCCTTCTGTACGACACCACGATGGCCCAATGGCTGCGCTCCAACTGGAACGACACCAAGAAGGGCACCAGCCCGGCCAGAGCCTACGGCGGCGTCCTTGTGCCGGATGGGAAGGATGAGAACGGGGATGTCATTTACAGATACGCGATAAAGCGATAAGGGAGGGATGGGAATGCCAAAGAGACGCCCGGAGCCCGAGGCCGCCCTCCCGTGGGAACGGCAAAAGGGAGAGACCCCGCAGGCGTTCGAGGCGTTTTCCATCTACCGCGATATGGGCTCAAGCCGCAGTACGGCCAAGGTGGGGCGGAAGTTAGGCAAGAGCAAGAACCTCATGGACAGGTGGAGCAGCCGATGGGAATGGGTAGAGCGGGCCCGAGCCTATGACAACGACCTCGAGCGTCAAGAGCGAGCAGAGGCAGCCAAAGACCTCAAGGAGGCCCGGAAGCGCCAGCGTAAGACCGGCTATTTCATGCAGAAGAAGGCCACCGAGGCCCTCGACAGGCTGAACGTCGAAGACCTCGACGCCAACGCCATCATCCGCCTCATTGTGGAGGGCGCGAAGCTCGAGCGCGGCAACCTCCTCGAGGAGGCGGGCTTCTTGCAGCCCACCGGCACCCCGGCCCGCAGCGGGCAGCAGGGCGCAGCGGACGGCGGCATAGATTGGTCGAAGCTGACGGACGCAGACCTCCGCAAGCTCGCCAGCATGGACGGAGGTGACGACGATGAGGAAGAATGACGCCCGCGAGAGGCTATACACCAAGGCGCAGCTACGGGAAATCGCCCGCGCCGCGAAGATGGAGCTCGCCCGGCGGAGCCTCATCGACTTCACGAAGTACACCAACCCCCTCTACATCGAAAACTGGCACCACGTCAGCTACGCGGCGAAGCTGGACGCCTTTGCCGCCGGAAGGATTAAAAAGCTCATGGTGTTCATGCCGCCGCAGCACGGAAAGAGCGAGCTGTGCAGCCGCAGGCTCCCGGCCAAGATGCTCGGGGACAACCCAGACCTCCGGGCGGGCCTCGTCTCCTATAACCACGACTTCGCATCGAAGTTCAACAGGGACGTGCAGCGCATCATCGACAGCCGGGAATACGCAGGGCTTTACCCGGAGACCCGCCTCAACACCGCGAACATCCGCGCAGCCGTCGGCTCTTGGCTCCGCAACTCGGACGAATTCGAGATAGTGGGGCGGCAAGGCGGCCTTGTCACCGTCGGCATCGGCGGCGGCCTAACGGGCCGCGCCCTCGACGTGCTCATCATCGACGACCCGTACAAAGACCCGAAGGACGCATGGAGCCCCACGGTGCGGCGGAGCATCCAAGACTGGTACGACACCGTCGCCACCACCCGCCTGCACAACGACAGCCGCCAGCTCATCACCCTCACGCGCTGGCACCAAGACGACCTCGCCGGCGTCATCCTCAAGCGCGAGCCGGGCGAATGGGAAGTCGTCAAGTTCCAAGCCATCAAGGAGGGCGACCCCACCGACATAGACCCCCGGCACGAAGGCGAAGCCCTCTGGCCGGAGCGTCACAGCCTCGCCCGGCTGCTGTCTGCAAAGCAGAGCAACCCCCACGTCTTCATGAGCCTCTACCAGCAAGACCCGAGGCCCGCAGAAGGCCTCCTGTTCCCAGCAGAGGCCCTCAACTACTTCGAGATGGAAGACATACGGGGAAGGACGCCGGACGGCGTGATAGCCGTTGCAGACGTCGCAGACACCGGAGAGGACTATTACTGCATGATTGTGGCCTACCTTTTCGGCAACGACATCTATGTGGTGGACGTGATATACACCCAAGACCAAGCGGAGATAACGGAGCCCCTCACTCTCGGGGCGCTGGACAACTGGAAAGTACAGAGGTTCCGCATCGAGAGCAACGCAGGCGGGCGGCTGTACGCCAAGAGCATCCGCGAGAAGGCCAAGGGCTTCACGGCCATCGAGGCGGTGCCGTCCAGCACGAACAAGGAGACCCGCATCCTCACGGCCAGCGGCCAGATAAAGCAGCGCGTACACTTCCGGCAGGATTACGCGCACGGCAGCGACTACGAGAAGTTCTACGACCATTTCACCAGTTACACCATCCGGGGGCCGAACGAACACGACGACGCCCCGGACGCCGTGACAATGCTCATCACCACGGCGGCGGACAATATGCTCTCGTGGAGCCTCGAGAGCGATTAAGGAGGAGACCAATGAAAGACCAAACAGAGAGCGAGGTGAACCGCGATGCCCCTGTTTAACAGGCGGAGGCAGCTTCCCAGCGACCAATTCAGCCGCGCCGAGGGAAATGCCATGATACCGAGGTGGACGCGCCCGCCGGAGCGGAACACCTACGACTGGATTAAGATGTTCTCCAAGAGCCCGCGCCTCTCCGTGGTGGAGCGCATCGCGTCCGACCTTTCCTTTGCCACCGGCAAGCTCTACGTCGTAGGCAGCGACGGCGAGGAGAGCGAAATCACCCGGCACAGCTTCCTCAATTTTTGGGCGCAGCCGAACCCCCTGCACGAATTCTCGGCAGCAGCCTTGTGGCGGCTCGAGGAGATTTACCTCCTCCTCAAGGGCGAGGGCTACTTCGTCATCGAGAAAGACCCCGCAGGCCGCCCGGCAGAGCTTTGGCCGGTACCGACCCATTGGGTGATGATGACGCCGTACCTCGGGCACCCCTACTACACAGTCAAGACCACCAGCGGCAGCATCATGGAAGTCAGCGTGGATGATATGTTCGTGATGAAGGACATCAACCCGCTCGACCCCTTCCTTCGGGGCCTCGGGCAGGCGGAGGCCATCGCCGACGAAGTGGAAATCGACGAATACGCCGCGCAGTTTCAAAAGCGGTTCTTCTACAACGACGCCACCCCGAACATCATCGTCTCCATGCCCGGCAGCAGTGACGAACAGCGCAAGCGGTTCCGCGCTGAATGGCTGGAACGGTTCAAAGGCGTCTTTAAGAGCCACGGCATAGCCACCACCGGCGGCGACATCAACATCCAGAAGGTCGCAGAGAGCATGAAGGACATGGACATGGTGAATGGCAGAACCTTCATCCGCAACGCGACACTCGAGCATTTCGGCGTCCCCCGTGAAATCATGGGCATCACCGAGAGCAGCAACCGGGCCACCTCAGAGGCAGCCCAATACATCTACGCGCAAAACGTCCTTATGCCGCGCCTTCGCCGGCGCGAGGAGGCCATCAATCAACAGCTCCTCCCGATGTTCGGAGAGGGGCTGTTGTGGCGTTATGACGACATCGTTCCCCGGAACCAAGAATTCGACAAGATGAAGGGCATCGACGGATGGAACGCCGGGCTCCTCACCAAGGACGAAGCCCGCGAGCTCCTCGATATGCCCCCGGCAGAGGTGGGCGGGGACGTCTACAAGACGACCTTCTCCGACATCTACATGAGGGCGAACGAAGACCCGGCCAGCGTGAGCAGCAGTATGGCGAACCTGCAGTACGGAGACCCCGCAACCGCAGAGACCGGCGGCGCGGAGGAAATCGACGTTGAGGAGCCGCCAGCCGACCCGGACGCTGTTGAAATCACGGCCTTCGGCGGCAAGCAGAAAAAGAGTGTCAGCCTCCGGGCCATCATCCGCAGCGAGGACGCAGCGGCCCGGCAGAGTACCACGGCCTTCGAGATTGCGACCATGAAATACTTTCGGGAGCAGGCCCGCCGCATCGGCAGCGCCCTCGGTGCTACCGAGAAGGCATCCTCGACGGCGTGGGACGCTCTCAAGAGGTACATCACCGAGACCGGGCAGGTAGACCGGGAGGCATGGGAGGCACTCACAGAGGAGCAGCGGAAGGCCCTCATGGACGAATTCGTCGGGAGCCTCATCGACTGGCCGAACGAGACGGACGTTCTCAACAAGGTTTTTGAACCGCTGTGGAAAGAAGCGTACACCGCTGGGGCGAAACAGACCCAAGAGCTCTACGGGCTCCGAGGCGTACAGCGCCCCGAGCTTATCAGCACCGCGAAGCTGCGCGGCGGCAGGCGCGTCACCAACGTCACCCAGACCACGAAGGACGCCATCGCCCGCATCGTTGCCGACGGCATCGAGAACGGCGACAGCACACAGGTCATGGCGGACAGCATCATGCAGGAAATGAACACCAATGAGAAGCGGGCCCGGCTCATCGCCCAGCAAGAGACCATGACAAGCCTCTCGACGGGCCAGTACGACATGATGGTGAACGCCGGAGCCCAGACCAAGACGTGGCACCACATGAGCATCACGCCGGACTACCGCCGCGACCACCGGCGCATGGACGGAGAGACCGTACCCATCGACGCGAAATTCTCCAACGGCCTACGGTTCCCCAGAGACCCGGACGGCCCGGCGGACGAAGTTATAAACTGCCGGTGCGTATGCACCCCGAACTTTTAGGAGGTAGCTCAATGGAATATACCGCACAGCAAGCCGCAGAGGCCGCCAGAAACATCGGCGTAGACCTCGAAGGGGAAAAGATACGCCCCGAGGCTTTGGCCACTGGAATGGCCGTTGAGGCCGCCAGACACGGCACCAAGGATGCGGCGACCAACATCGTCGCAGAAGACCCGGTAATAGCGGCGAAGCTCGCGCTGGCAAACCTGCGCGTCTCGCCGAATTATTACTCTCCCAAGGCGGGAGTTACCGCATGGGAGAAATCCCTCGCCCGAGGGGCGAAGCAGCAGGGCCGGAAGACCGAGTACAAAACCCTGCTTTTCAACGTGGACGACTATGACGAGGAGCAAGGCATCTTCTCCGGCTACGGCTCCGTCTTCGGCAACGTCGATGACGGCGGCGACATCGTAGAGCCCGGAGCCTTCACGAAGACCATCGCCGAAGGATTTGAGCGAGTTAAGATACTCGCGCTGCATAACGACAGCCTCCTCCCCATCGGACGCCCACTTGAAGTCAGAGAGGACAGCAAGGGCCTCTACATCAAGGCCAAAATCAGCGACACCGCGATGGGGCGCGACGTCAAGGTGCTGCTGAAAGACGGCGTCCTCAATGAGCTGTCCATCGGGTACGACCCCATCGTATTCGACTACGACGAAACGGGCATCCGGCACCTCCGGGAGGTAAAGCTCTGGGAGGTGAGCGTCGTGACGTGGGCCATGAACCCCGAGGCGACGGTCATCGGCTACAAGGCCGCAGAGACCGCCGACAGGGCCGTGAAGCTCACCGAGGACGCAGCCGCAGAGGTCAAGGAAGGCCGGAAAATCAGCTCTGCCCGCCTCAAGACCCTCAAAGAGGCGAGCGAGACGATGAAGAAGGCAGCCAAGACCCTCGACGCCCTCATTTCCGAGGTCGAAGGCGAGAAAGCAAAGTCGCGCAAGCGTTATCCCATCCGGGGCCTCAAGAAAGCCCCGACCCAACCCACCATTGAAATCACACTCTAAAGGAGGAACACCAATGAAATCACACTCTAAAGGAGGAACACCAACAATGGCTATGAACAACAAAAACACTCCCAGCGGCAAGTCTCTCAAGATGAGCGCAGACGACCTCAAGGAGATGGTGAAGGCCGCCGTCGCCGAGTGCCTCGGCGAGGAGAAGGAAGACACTCCGCCCGCCGAGGAGACCGCCGGTGAGGGCATGGACGTCATGAGCGTCATCGAGGAGGCCGTCGAAGCTGCCGCCGAGAAACGCAAGGCCCGCAAGGAGGCCGGTGAGGAGGTGCCCGAGGAGATTACTCCCGACGAAATCATCGCCGAGGCCGCCGCCATCCTTGACGGTCTTACCGCCGAGGAGGAGGCCAAGGCCGACGACGCCGAGACCGAGGAGAAGTCCGAGGAGGAGGTCGCGGAGGGCAAGGCCACCAAGACCACCGCCACCCGCCAGACCAAGAAGCGCACCGCAGCCCCCGCGCAGCGCAAGTACGCGGACATCTATCTGCCCCGCAAAGTCGTCACCGCCGAGAAGAAGAAAATCCCCGCCGACGTGCAGCTCGCCCGCGCTGTGAAGTGCCTGGACGTCTTTGGCCGGCACGACCCCGAGGCCGCAGCCTACTACGCCAAGAAGAACTACGGCGATGAGGCTATGGCCCGCGAATTCAAGGCCATGTCCGCCACCTCCCCCAGCTCCGGCGGCTACCTCATCCCGGAGATTTACCTCGATGAGATTATCGAGATGCTGTACGCCAAGACCGTCATCTTCGAGCTCGGCGCTCGCAAGGTGCCTATGGCGAACGGCAACCTCAACATCCCCAAGATGACCTCCGGCGCTCGTGCGACGTGGGGCGGCGAGGCTCGCAAGATTGCCAAGAGCCAGCCCACCTTCGGCAACATCAAAATGAGCGCGAAGCGGCTCGAGGCCATTGTGCCCCAGACCCGCGAGCTGCTCATGAGCACCAACTACTCCGCCGACGCCCTTTTCGCCAACGACCTCACCCGTCGCATGGAGCTGGGCCTCGACTACGGCGGTATGTTCGGCAGCGGCGGCGAATTCCAGCCTCTCGGCATCGCCAAGAATAAGGAGGTCGAGACCGTTGACGCTACCGCGCTGAACAACACCGAGCTCGCCAGCGCAGACGGCAAAATCACCGCCGACTTCCCCGTGTGGCTTGTGTCCAAGGTACTGGCGAAGAACGTGGACGACCTCGGCCTCGGCTGGACGTTCAACAGCTTCGTCGAGGGCTTCCTCAAGAACATGAAGACCACCACGGGCGAGTACATCTACCGCGAGGAGATGAACGGCGGCAAACTGCTGGGCTTCCCCTACAAGGTCTCCAACCAGATTGAGACCGCCAGCAACAAGACCACCATCATCTTCGGCAACTGGGCCGACCTCCTCGTGGGCGAGCAGCTCGGCCTCGAGACCTACACCACCCTCGACGGCTCTTGGACGGATGAGAACGGCGTCCAGCACAACGCCTTCGAGGAGAACCTCTCCGCCACCCGCGCCCTCATGTATGTGGACATCGCGGCCCGCCATGCGGAGAGCTTCATCGTCGTCAAGAATGTCGCCATCGCGTAAGGCGAAGGCGCATAACACCAAAGGAGGAACAGCAGCATGAAAAGAGAACTTCTTGAGAACGTGAAGGTGCAGCCCTACACCAGCGGCGACGCCATCGACAGAGAGGGCTACCTCTCTGCCGTGCTGGGCGTCTCCCTCGGCGCTGCCACCGGCACCCCCACCGGCATCACCGTCAAGGTGACGTTTACCGAGTGCGACACCGAGAGTGGCAGCTACACCCCTGTCGCCGACAAGCTCGTCGTGCCCGGCAAGACCACCGACGGCACCGGCGCGGTCACCATCGAGGCCGACCCCGCAGGCAGCGAGCTCCACAACATCGACATCGACCTCGTGGGCTGCAAGCAGTTCATCAAGGCCACCGTCGCCGTGGAATGCACCGGCGGGAGCACCCCGAGCTGCACCGCCACCTGCGCCATCGCCCTCGGCGATAAGAACGTGCAGCCGGTGTAAGGAGGGAGACGGCTATGTCCAGAGTGTATAAGCAGCCCCGCCCCGAGAGCAATAAGAAGGCGGCCCCGGTGACGGAAACCAAGGACACCGGCAGCGCGGGCAAGGGCAAGAAGAACACCGAGAAGGGCGAGGAGGGCGGCGAGTAGCCGCCCTCCTTCCTTTCCGACAGGAGGTGACGAACCTATGAGCACAAAGCTGGCCGACAACGCCCTCACCACCCTCGAGGACGTAAAAATCATGCTCGGCATCGCCCCGGACGACGTGGATGAGCAGCGAGACGCCATGCTCGTGAACCTCATCAACTACGCCTCGGCGTGGATTGAGCGAATGACAGGCCGGAAGCTCGGGCGTCAGCAGTACACACAACGCTACGTCGCCTCTGGGACGCAAGAGCTCGTCTTGCTCCAATGGCCCATCATCAATGTCGAGTACGTCAAGGACACCACCGACGGGAGCATCATCCCGCCGGAGGAGTACGACTACACCGTAGACGGAGAAATCGGCGTCCTCTACAAGGACAA